AACGGCGGTTCGGGTCGTGTCGTAGTGCGTTGGCTCACCGCAGACGCAACAGGCGCAGGTCTGAGCATCAGTAGCACGGGCACGACAACTACGGGTACTGACGGTTCGTACACCTACATTGCGTGGGATTCCACAGGAACTTTGGTGGTGGCGTAATGGCACACTTCGCAAAGGTCGAGAACGGTATCGTGCGTGAAGTAATCGTCGTCGGCAACGCCGACGCACCAACCGAAGCCGCAGGTCAAGCGTTTATCGCTGCTTGTGGTATCGCTGGCGAGTGGGTGCAAACGTCGTACAACAGCAACTTTCGTGGGAAGTTCGCTGGCATTGGCGACACCTACGATGTTGAGAGTGATGTGTTCGTTTCACCGACAGTTGAGGTGGCGGAATGAGTCGTTCGTATTTGGGTTATGTGTCGTCGCAGACGACTGACAAGGTTCCTGTTGCTGGCACAACATTCCTAGATGTTGAGTATGTCGTTGTCGGTGGCGGCGGTGCTGGTGGCTCAGGTCAAGGCAACACGACAGACCCGATAGCGAACTCAGGTGGCGGCGGTGGTGCTGGCGGTTATCGCTCATCGGTAAGCGGTGAGAGTTCTGGCGGTGGCGCATCAGCCGAAACACCACTCTCTCTCGGTCTTGGAACATACACGGTCATCGTCGGCGCAGGTTGCGGTGGTGGTGTGCCTGCTTACACGCCGACAGGCTCATCAAGCAAGGGTTCGCCTAGTGCGTTCCACACGATTATCAGTGAAGGTGGCGGTGTCGGCGGAAGTCGTGCCAACAGTGTTGAAGGTGGTGCGACATCAGGCGGTTCAGGCGGCGGAAGAGTGAGCAGTGCTTCTGGTGCTGGCTCAGGAACTGCTAATCAGGGGTACGGCGGTGAGAACGCAGTCACGGGTTCTATCGGCGGCGGCGGCGGTGGTGCTGGTGAAGCAGGCGGAACTGACGGTGACGGTTTCGGCGGTGACGGTGTTTCGTCAAGCATCACAGGGTCAGCCGTGTTCTACGCTGGCGGTGGTGCTGGCGGCAACAACGGCACGGCAAGAACGGGCGGTCAGGGTGGTGGTGCTGACGGTGGAACTAATGCGAATGGAAACAATACGGCACCATCGGGAACAGCCAACACGGGCGGTGGTGGCGGCGGTGGCGGTTCGGGCAACGGTTCAGGCGGTAACGCAAACGGCATTAGTTATGGCGGTAGCGGCGGTAGCGGTGTGGTCATTCTTCGCTATCTCACATCGCAAGCATCTGGTCGCAGTATCACATCGGCGGTTGGCACAAGCACGACAAGCGGTTCGTACACGGTCTGGACATTCAACTCATCGGGAACTTTGGTGGTGGCATAATGGCTCACTTTGCGAAGATTGAGAACGGTATCGTCACGCAGGTCATCGTGGTGTCAAACGATGTAATCGGTCACGGCGACCACGCCGAATGTGAAGCCAAAGGTCAGGCGTTCATCGCAGGTATGGGTCTCGCAGGCGAATGGAAGCAGACTTCGTACAACTCAAACTTCCGTGCCAAGTACGCTGGTATCGGTGACCGCTACGACGCAGAACTAGACGAGTTCGTAACACCAGTGTTTGAAGAAAACGCCTAAAACTCAACCTCGTCGTCGGGCCACTTCGACAAAACAGCAAGCAAGATCAGCAAACACACGCCGATCACGACGCCGATTCCGACAAAGAAGCACAAGAATACGATCGCTGCGCGTGATAGGGTTTCTTCCATGACAAAGAAACTTATCACCAAACAGACCAAAGCCCTACTAAAGTCCTGGGCAAAAGTCGCCATCGCCGCAGGCATCGCCTCATACATGGCTGGCACCCGCGACTGGACGCTCATTGCAGACGCAGCCCTTGTCGCAGTTCTGCCGGTAATCCACACCTGGTTTGACAAGTCCGACAAACGCTTCGGGCGCACCAAATAAGCCATGCCCCGTCGCTACACGGGCACATCCGACGGGGTATCAAAAGCCAAGCGTCCGGGCACGGAAGAATGGGTGCGCCAGGTTTGTTCGCTATCTGGCGGTGCGCTTTGGAACAATGGCACATGGGTCGTGCGCAACATGCGCGGCAAAACCAGCCTCAGCGTTCATGCCACGGGCAGGGCGATGGACTTGTCGTGGCGTGGTAAAACAAACGGCAGGAAGTCAGCCGAACGGGTTATGGACATCCTTACCGCCAATAGTGAATTGCTTGGCGTCGAACTAATCCTTGATTACTGGGATGGCCATGGCAGGGGGTGGAGATGTGACCGCGCATCGTGGCAGGCGTACACCAAGCCAACACTCACAGGCGCGCCGGGTGGCGACTGGATGCACGTAGAAATCTCACCAAGAATGGCCGAGTCACCACACAGAGTGACGGCTGCATTTGCTAAGGTGAGTTTGATTTGAAATGGACATGGGAACAGCAAGCATCATCGTTGCCGCAATCACCGCGGTTGGTGGCATCATCGTTGCTGCAATCAATAAGTTCCGGAAAGAAAACAAGGACGATCACGCCTACGTCCGTGGCGTGTTGACGATGCTGTACAAATCCCAGAATCGAATCGAAACGAAGGTAGATCGAGTTGACGAACGGCTGTCGAACCACCTAGAGTTGCACGCCTCAGGGGGGATGCTTGACAATGGGCGAACAGTTCACCAAAATCGAGTTGAGGAAACTGGCGAAGTTTCTTCGTAAGGTATATCCTGGAGTTGCCGAACAAGACGAACTCTGGGCGTTGATAGAAAAAACAGAACAACTCACAAAGGGGAAGCATGGAACAGAAAACCGCAGGCGCTGAAATTGTGCGCGAGGCATACGACCTCATCGTCGGTCCGCGACAAGCCGAATACAACCACCCACACCACGACTACTCGAGGACGGCGGACATCTTCAGGGCAATGACCGGAGTTTCACTTACACCAGAGCAAGCAATCTTGTTCATGGTTGCGGTAAAACTTTCACGCATCGCCAACGAATTCGACATGGGCCTGGACGTACCGGACAACACGCGCGATGCCATTGGTTATCTTGGTTGCCTCAACATGGTCAGGACGGTGCGTCGTGGGATTTCTTGATGAGGCAAAGACGCTTTCGTTGTCGTCGGGCAAACACGACGAGATACGTGCCAAACTGGAACCAAAGGATTACAAGGAGTTTGTTGCCGCACTTCGCGATCCAGAGATTTCGCATGTGGGAATTGCGAAAGCGCTGAAGAAACGCGGCATCGAATGCGCCCCAAACACGGTTGCAAGGATCAGGGAAAGGATCAACAAGAATGTCGATGAGTGAAGATGCAAGATACGAAGACGAGATATCGCTTCTCAAGGCTGCCTTGCAAAAGGCGCAGCGGGCGGAGGCAAGAGCCAAACGCAAGAACGACGATCTGGTCGATGCGGTGTACAAAGCCGCACATCAGGCAATGCTTGTTCAACCGCGGGTAAACGTCAAGCCGCACAAGCCGAAGAAGAAGGGACGCGCAGAAGTTGCGTTGGTGCACCTAACCGATTGGCAGGCGGGCAAGGTGTCGGTGTCGTACAACATCGAGGTGCTTCGCAAACGCATGGCACAGATGGTCGACAAGGTCATGGCGCTCACCGACATTCAGCGAGCCCACCACCCGGTCAACGACTGCGTGCTGGTCTTGGGTGGTGACATGGTCGAGGGACTTACGGTATTCCCGGGGCAGCAATACGAGATCGAGGCACACCTGTTCGAGCAGTTGTTCTCTGTTGCCAGCATCATCGAGCAGTGTGTGCATACGCTGGCAGGTCACTTCCGCAAGGTGCACGTGGTGTGCGAGTACGGCAACCATGGACGCATTGGCCGCAAGGGTGACATGCCATCTTCGGACAACGTCGATCGCATGGCGTACAAGATTGCGTCAGAGCGTTGTGCGCACCTGAAGCACGTAACATGGCAGCAGTCTGCCGACTGGTACCAGATTGCCACGATTGGCAACTACAAACTCTTGGTCGTGCATGGCGATGAGATTCCATCGTTCGGTGGACAGACGCCGTCGTACTCGATATTGCGCAAGTGCAATGCCTGGGCTACGTTCATGGAATTCGACGACGCAATCCTTGGTCACTTCCACACGCCAATCAATTTGACCATGGCAAACGGTGGGCGCATCTGGGTTACCGGAAGTCCTGAGTCGGACAATCAATACGCCAAGTCATTCGTTGCCGCAGTAGGCAAACCATCACAGCGTCTAATGTTCGTTGACCCGGACAAGGGGAGGGTAACCTGTGAGTATGTCTGCTGGCTCGATTGACGTTTGCCCATGGTCATTGGTTTCCATCCACTGGATTGACGCGTTTGATTCCGAGAATGGTTGGATTGCCATCAAGGATTACAAACCAAAGAGGTGTGACGTGGTGTCGGTCGGGTTCGTTTACCCCGACGCACTAGAGGGATACATCTCGATCACCGGTTCGTACATGCCGGACGAGTTGCCAGAAATGGAAACCGTCGGTATGATTACCCACATTCCCTGCGCGATGGTTCAACGAATCGTCGTGCTGGAGCAACCAAACTGGAGTTTACCCAGTTAGACAAACAACAGAAGGAGAAGCAATGAACAACCGGACAATCAACAAACCACCGCACGGAAGCAGCGAATGGCTGGCGGTCAGGTGGAGGGACGAGAACAATCTCGCCCGCATCTCGGCATCAGTTGCCGCCGCCGTACACGGAAGCCATCCGTACACGAGTGGCGCAGACCTGGCGGTCGAACTCTTGTCGGATACACCGCCAACGCCGCAGAGCGAGAACAGGGCAATGATGCGTGGCAACACGCTCGAGGTTCCGATCAGGGACTGGGCCAGCAGGTTGCTGGACAAATGGCTTGGCGCACCTGCGGTGATGTACGTCTACGAAGAAGAAGGGGTCAGGCTCATCGCCACCCTTGATGCCGTTAGCGAGGACAAGGAAGTCTTCGAGATCAAGACCATGCGCGGTAGGTGGAACGGCAAGTTGTCGGACCATTGGTACTGGCAGGGAGTTCAGCAGGCAATCTGTGCCAACGTCGACAAGATCACATGGGTCATATTCGACAGCGATCTTGACATCCAGTTCCACGAGCAAGTCGTGACCAGCGATGAGAAGCGCATGCACATAGAGGCGTGTCGCCAGTTCCTTGCAGCCATAGACATGGGCATGGTTCCGGATACGGCATCAATGAACTACACGAACGTGAACGATCTGTTCCCGCGCGGCAATGGAACAATCAAGGAACTCGACGAGGAGCACGCCGTGTTGCTTTACAACTACGGCAAGTTGCAGGGCAGCATTGCTGAACTCGAAAAGATTTGCGAGGAAATCAAGACCAAGTTGTGCATGGCCATGGGTGATGCTGACTACGGCCACGTGGATGGCGACCTTGCCTGCACGTGGAAGACGGCGACACGCACCACGTTCGATTCCAAGAAGTTCGAGTTGGAACATCCCGCTCTTGCTGCTAAATTCAAGAAGCAAACAACGTACCGCACATTCCGTGTGGTCTCAAAAAAAGGAGAATGACATGAGGTTCAACCTCGACAACTACGAGACGGTGGAGGCACGCCTTGCCAAGTTCTGGGAGATGTACCCGAACGGGCAGGTGTTCACCGCCATCCACCACTACGACGCGGACAAGGTCGTGTTCCGTGCCGAGATATACAAGGACATCTCCGACCCGCGTCCGGTTGCCACGGGATACGCCGAGGAGATTCGCGATGCGTCCCCGGTGAACCGAACATCACACGTGGAAAATGCGGAGACCTCGGCAATTGGCAGGGCGCTCGCCAACTACATCTTCCAATCGAAGACCGCGCCTCGCCCGAGCCGGGAAGAAATGGCAAAGGTGGCACGACGGGAGGAGCCGAAGTCGGACGCCGATCTTCTCACGAAGTTCCGTGAAGCGTGCGCCAAGGCTGGGCTCGACCCGCAGGACGTGGCCAAGTCTGCAGGTGTTGACCTGTACGAGTTGACCAACGAGTCGATGCCGAAGTTGCGTGATGCATTCAAGGCAATGCAAAAGCCCAAGCCTGAGCCAGCCCCAGTCGGAGACAACCTGCTCGACAAAGTCAAGGAGGCATTCCCTTCGGCCAAGGTCACCGAGCAACCACAGGTCAAGGACCCAGATGCGCCAGCAACCAACGCACAGATAGGCAAGTTGCGTGCGATGCTGTTGGCCAACGGTATTGGCGATCGACCCAAGCAGGTAGAGGCAGTGGCCGAGATAATCAATGCACCACTTGCAAAACTTGATGCGTTGACCAAGGGCCAAGCCAATGCCGCAATCAAGGCGCTCGACTCAAGGGCGAACCGTGGATGAGCGCAAGGGTGAATGTCAAGGCAACAAGGACAAATGTTCCTTGGACAACTGCCCACTGTTTGGCACTTTGGGAAGACCAGACAGACAGGGTCTACGCCGGGTTAGAGGGTGTGCCGATCCTGCCGCTCGCGGTAAACGAAATAGGCGAAAGGGGGACTCGAAGGCTCGTCGTGCCCGTAAGAAGTTGGGGCTGGGCGGTCACCTTACCCGTCACGAAGAGAATTGGGGTGGTGCTTTTCGTACCGAGATCAAGGCTGGCGCTCAGATCGGTCCGATTGCTACCCGTTTCTACGCCGCTAAAGCCCAGTCTGACGCGGCGAAGGCGCTGGGCGACATTCGTCCGTTCGTGATGGTGGCAATGCCCGACGGCACCAACGAGGGGATAGTCTTGATGACACTGACGGAGTTCACTGAACTCGCCAGCCTTATCATCAATCCTTAGGACGGACACATGGATTTCATCACCCGAACACTGGCATTGGTATCGGCCGCGTTTCTCGTGGTCGGTGTTGGCAATAGGGGCGGCGTAGAAAACGCCTCGACTACCACCACCAGCACGAGCGCGGTTACGGCAACGGGGTCTTCTCCTCTCCCCGTTTACCGACCGGCCCCCACCACAACCACTACATACGCCATTCCGTCCACGGCTCGGTGTGGTCAGTGGTGGGGGCTGGCGATAGAACTCGGGTGGCAAGAGCAGGACCTGGACACTCTCGACTACGTCATGTGGCGGGAGTCCAGGTGCGACCCAAGCCAGCACAATACGAAACTAAACAAGGACGGTTCGACCGACATCGGGCTGACGCAGATCAACGACAGGTCGTGGTGCTTGCCAACCAGATGGTATCCGAACGGATACTTGCAATCGGTTGGCGTTCTGTCTAGTCTTGGATGTGACGAACTGTTCGATCCGGCAACCAACCTGAAAGCAGCGAAAGCAATCTATGACTACAGCAGACAAAATGAAGGACGAGGATTCGAAGCGTGGGAGTTATAACTACATGGACCTGATGAGCGAGTGGAAACTAAAGAACTCTGACTTCACGTGGATGGAATTCGCTGCGTGCAAGGGAGCAGACGCAGAGATATT